GTCAACGGGTCAAACGTATAGAAGTACCGGTTCACGAACAACACGCAGTTTTCATCGCTCGGATCACGGTGGACCACAATGCCGCATTGGCCGTCGTCCTGCGCATGCAGTGAAAAGCGTGGGCGCTGCTCGTCGTTGTCGTAGTCGACCAAGACATAGGCCAAGCCATCGCGGATGGCACGCCGGTACAGCCGCGCCTGCTGGCCATCCATGCGGTTCTCGGTCCACCATGACCACAGGAGTGCGGCCAGGTCACCATTGGGATCAGCCTCGCTGCCTGGCTTACTCATTTCGGCGCCGTTAACCGTGATGCCGGTCAGGTTCAGCCGCTCGCGAAGGGTATCCACAATCGCCTTGACCAGGTTGTGGGCGAAGGCAAAATTAACGTCGTTGGTGGCATATTGGGCAGTCTCCTGGAGCGCCCGCTGGTACGCGCTGGACACCTGCGAAGTGCTGTTGCCGGTGAGCAAGGGGCCAAGGAATTCCTGCTGGCGCTGCGTGAGCATGACTGGGTGTTCGCCGTCGTAGTAGGCGCGCAAGGCGCGGATCTTCAGCGCCTTCTGACGCTGGCGGTCCACAATGGACTGAATATGCAAAAAGCGGTCGAGCTGCTGCGGACTAAGCCGATCTAGTGCTAAACCCATGCCGTTCCTTATTTTCTCCAACCCGATGAGGTTGCCACTGTGTAATCCTCATAATCCGCCATCGTGATAGTCAGCGCCGAATGGCGATACACCGGCTCCGCTGGCTTCGGGCGCATTTGCCGGTACTTTTCCATTTGCGCCGCCCGGATCTCCCTTGCCTGCCGTTCAAACCAAAAGGGCGGCTTGTGACCTGTCAGGCAAGGCCGGCGCACCACACGTTTCTTGCACCGCTTGAGCAGTTGGCGGGAATGACCTTTCATCAATACTCCCGGCTTCGTGGTCGCTGGCGAATGGTGACAGTCAGCGACGAGGCTGCATCCACCATCAATTCATCACTCCGCCACAGATCATCATGCCCTTCGGTTGTGGCCACATAGGTTTTTACCTTTTTTTCGGGCTTGCCATCCAGCTTGATATGCCCCCGTTGCCACCAGACATGCCGGTGCGGGTCATGGGCGTCCGGCGCTTCCTGGCCAGCGACCGCAATTGGATCAAAGCCGTCTGGCTTGTAGTCAAGGAAGCGCCCGCCATTGATGGCCGCCAAAATATTAAAGGCCAGGCGCGTGTGCGTATTCCAAGCGCTATCAAATTTGATGGCGTGAACCCGCTCGCGATTGGGCTTATTGATGGCCACCGCCAGCATGGCCGTCCCTGTTTCCCCGATGCCGGTGGCATCGCAGTGGATGCGGTCACAGCGCCATTCGTCCCAAATAATCCGATAGAGCACCGTGTGCAACGACAGGGGGTTGACATTGACCCACTCATAGCGTGCCAAACAGCGGATATGGGGAACCAGTAGCCCTTCCGCGACCTGGATCCACTCGGCGGCCCCAATGGATAGCCCTACGCTATCCCGCTTGCTTTCCGAGGCCAGGCTGATCAGCTCGCCGGCATCCTCATCCGCGCCGGCAAAATCTAACCCGGCTACAATCAGCGTTTCGTTCTCGCGCCGCTCTTTGCGCTTGTGCTGGCCAACCATCAATTCGAGTTGCTGTCGATTCAGCAAGCGCCCAGCAGACGGCAGTGGCTCCAGGAAATACTGGGTTTTGACAAACGGGTGAGCACGGCCCATCCGCTTGACCTCACTGTCCACGAATTCGCCGTAGGCCGGATTGCTTTCGGCGACGTTCTCAGGCGTGACGCGGAAATAACGCCCACGCGCTCGGCCCTCCAGCACGTCCCGCTTCAAATCCTCCAGCACCGTGTTGTCGGTCCACGTGGTGCCGTAAGCGATGACGGGCGCAGCCGTTGACGCGCGCATCGGGTTAAAATCCTTGGCCAGCTTGGCTTTGTCCACGTCCTGGGCCTCGTCCACCTCCAGCGCCAGCGACGCCGTGGCGCCCACCACAGACGCATTCGGATCGGCCGACAAAAAGCTAATAGCCGCCTTGCCGCATTTGTAGATGTAGCCCATCGACGGCTTGAATTTCAGGAACGGCAGGCGCTGCTCAGCTTGCTTGGCGCGCAGTTCAAAGCGCGCTTTGCTATTGACGATTTGGGGCTTGAAGGTTGGAGCAATCTTCACCCAATCCCCACCCTTGCCACCCATGCGCGCCAGGGTCGCAACCTGCAACTGGCTGCTGGCCTCATTCTTTCCGCTTTGGCGTGGCATCTCTACAACAATCGTCTCATTTCGCTTGTTGGCCACTACATCCAACACATATTGCGCCCATTCGGCCTGGTACGGGTGCAGGGGCGTGCGGATGATGTCGCGGCTGAAAAGGCCGATGTCGCTCTGGTAAGCCTTGAAGGCGTCAAGCCGGTTCATATGTCTTTTCAAAAATATCAGGCTTGCATGGGTAAAATTCGCCGTTGACACCCTTGATGATCCAGTCGCCCAACGTGGCCATCATGTCACCTTCGAGTGTCTGTATGTAAAGCACAGGCTTACCATCACCACTCCATGCCGCATAGCGATTGCAGGTCACGAAGTTAAACACTTGGTCTTTTGTCTCTTCTGTGAATTGCATCGCCTCAATAACTACAGGCTTTTTTCTGTAGTTAGCCATCACTCGCCGCCTTCCACCAATCCGTCTCGTCGCTGGTCACCGCGTCGGCCTGCTCCGCTTCGCCAGTCCCGGCATAGTCCAACAAGACCTTGCTTGCCGCAACACTGTCTTTGTCATCGGTCATTCGATTCAGCATTTTTACTCGCCCGTCTGGCAAGGGTTGGGCAACGCTTTGGGTTGCGATGTCGATGAGTTGGCTGATAACTCCGCTTGCTGCAAGCCTTGCCCGTCTCTTCGCCGTGGCAAGCGCCGCAATTTCCTCACGCGTCCGAACCGCAAGCGCAAGCCGGGCGGCCGTATCCAACGCATCTACGAACTCCTTGTCATGCGCCCAGCCGGGTTTGCGCGCCCATCCGCCTGTATCCGGGTCGATAGCACCGCGCCGATAGTAGTTTGTTTCAGCACAGATTTTGTCCTCACCGCGGAAGAGTTCCGCCATCGGCCGATTGTCGATGTAGCAATGCTGCACAATGCGATCAATGGCCGCGCGCTGTTGCGCAGAGAGCACCAACAGCTTCTCGGTAAGTTCGTATGTGGCATAGCCCGCCATGCGGTCTGGAATTTTCGCAAAGGACACCTGATCTAAACCTGCTGAAAACTTGATTCACTTCACCGATGCGCCGCCAGGCGCACCGCCCTACCCTACTTGCTACTGTATGAATACACGAAAATAAAAAGGCGCCGCTGAGGGACATTAGTTTCCCTTGCGACGCCTTTGCGTGACTCTTAGATATTTGGTTTGTCCGGTCTAGCCTATCAACCGGACTGGCGCACTCTAGGCGTTTACTGCGCTTTGGCTTGTTACCCTGTGCAGGGTGCTGGCCTGACTTCACCAGCAATGAGTTTTTTAATGGCCTATGGCCTAAAACATGGTAGCGGAGGACGGAATTGAACCGCCTACTTTTTGGTTATGAGCCAAATGAGATACCGTTTCTCTACTCCGCAATACACTATGAAGATTGTAGCGCAACTTCTTGCGTTTGTAAATAGATTCCTGCTGGTTTGGTCTGGTTGGTTGGTTGATACCTGGTCAGATCATGCGGCGTATGCTCACCCCGCACCGTGATGATCAGCTGCTGCGTGGTCGGGTTATAGCGGCCTTGGTAATGCCCACAACGCGAATACAGGTTTATCCAGCCGTCTCTGTCACCCATGCTTCACCTGGCCATTCAGCGCTGCAATACTGCGATCCGTGTGCGTGTTGGCATAGTGCAACCCGGCATCAAGCTGCACTTCGAGCATAGCCAAGCGTTGACTGTAGCGTTGCCACAAAACAAACTGGGCAATGTGGGAGACAAGGGACACCCCCACATACACACCGACAAGCACAGGAATCCAGTCAATCATGAGCGTTACGCGACCTCCGAATCGCATTGAAAATTCTATAGGTCTTTATGCCAACGACCACGAAGATACTCAGCATAATCAGAAACGCCATCGTGCGGCTGTAGGGCATCATTGTGGAGCGTTCTATGCGTGGGTGCGCACCGTTGATCACCGTAATCATTAGCCAGAACCCGACATACAGGAAATGATTAACCGCTCTCGACCTTAACGGACTGATAACAATCGCAGAGAAACGATGCTTTAGCCACTTCTCAATGAG